TCATCGCCATCGTCGCGACCATCGCCAAGCATAATAGCTGTAGCCAGTTCTTCATTCAACATCATGCGATCGATGTTGTACAGATAGGAAACATAGTCGAAATCTGTGATGTCAATGATGTCATCTCTATGCAGAGCATTTTTAACGTATACAGTCTGAGGATCTGTAGTTCTTCTGACCAGCTTAAAGTTACCAGCCTGAATTTTCTGTTTTCCTTTCTTATATCCTCTTGGTCTGAGCTTGTCGATATTACGAATATCAACCTGACTGGTTCTGATTCGTGCAATTGGACTCTTATGTACTTTGTTCATTACTGCGGTGATCCATCCCTGGTCATTTGTAATCAGTTCCGGTGCCCCAGGTCTTACCTCTTTGTATTCTGGGAACAGCAGGGATACATTACCGTCTCCAGTCTGAACAAATCCACTTGCAAGGGCGTCATGCTGAAGAGCATTATCCTCTGCATACATCGCAAGAGCAGTCTGGAAACTTCCCACCTGGCTTGTCTTTGCCTTTTTAAGAATGCTTTCCTGGTCCGCATGAGACAGATAAGTCTTGTTGTCGCGCTGATCGTTTTCAAACACATTATGTTTCATTGTTTCATCTCCTCCTTCGGAATCGTCATTGTTTTCGGACTCACCATCTTCTACAGCATGTCCGATAAGCGCATATGCTGCGGTTTTCTGTTTTTCAGTAAGAGTGTTGAAAACTTCTTCGACAGTTTCTTCGCTGTCGCCTCCATTTTCTTTACCCTCATCCTGTTTTTCTGGATCTTTTTCATCATCAGAATGTTCGAGATAGCCCATAATCATCTCGTCATAGCCAACGATGATACCTGCGTTTTCCCCATCGCCATGAGCAAGCACATCATCAATGAATGCTCCTGGATTTGCACCGGCAAGGACCAGACTTACTTCTCGAATCACACCGTGAATAACATCGCTTCCAGCCTGTTTAAGCTGATTTGCGAAAATAGACAAAGAACGCACATCACCGTGCCTAACAAGTTCTTTAGCGGTCTGACCTGCTTCAGTGTTGTTAAACTCGCAATGTGCGTAAACCCCATCATCTCTATTTTCCAGGTGTGCAAATCCAAGAACATTATCTGGTGCATTATGGTTGTGCATCCAGACTAATGGGACCGTCATTCCATTCTGCCCTTTAAACGCATCTTTTTTAATGACTCGACCATCTGCGCAGGTCAAATCATTTCGTGTGGCCCAGCCACCAAAGTCATACTTCATTTTGATTAATACCTCCTGTGTCTCTTTCTTCCCGAATCGGACTTTCGTTTGGCTGACTGAGATTACTATTTCTAAGCTCGTCTGCCTTTGGATCATCAGACGGTTTCCATCCGATAACCTGTCTTATTTCGTTTGAAGTTGCGATTTCGTTTCTTGTGAATTTGTCTGAGATTTCTGCAAGATCTGCAACTGGAACCAGTTTGAATGGATCTCTGAAGAATTTAATAGATTTGTTCTGGGAACGGGCTGTTTTACTAAGAAACTTCCGTTTCATTTCGTCAACAATAGCTGCAATAATTGGCTCAATAGTACGGTTGTAATAATTCAGCATGGTTTTATCGTCTGCTGTTCCATCAAGAATACTCTGAGTGATACCTAACTGGCTATAAAGCATACTCGTAAGATATTCAATCTGTTTCATCAAGTTGTTCTCCAGCGAACGATTTAGCTGAGTTATTCTCTCAGTACCATCAGTGTAAGCAATACCATACTTGGAACCTGCTAATTGCTGCTCAATGTCTTTTCGTCTCTTTTCAGCCTGCTTACGCCTTGCTTCGGTTTTAATCACGTAAGGTAACTGAATGATTAAATCCAACTTTCCAGAACTACTTTGCTCGTCTACAGCATCCAGTAAATTCAACTTTCGAATCAATCGCTGCATTGTTGAATTCGGTTCGTTTATTACCGCATATAACGGATTTTCAACGATTGCCACTGTACTTTTAGGAACAACAATATCCTGTTTTCGTCCAGTCTCTTCATTGTATAATTCAACGCGAATGTGCTTTGGATACCAGTCTCGAATTCTACCAACTCGCATAGACAGAATTTGGTATCCCGTCGTATCGTCTGGATCGTCATCAGTATCAACTGGAACGATTGCTATACAACCTTCATCCATCATGGACATAACTGCATCTTGTATAAATGCCCGTCCTGTCTGATCCAGATTGGCTTCTGTTGATAAACAATTATTCAGTCCACTTTGCACAACATCACAAAACTGCCCTTCGGCATCCAGCTGAACGTGCCGAATATCTATGGCGGCTACATCTAAAGCTATTCGGTTATAAACTGATGTTACAATTGATCTCTCGTTTCCACGAGTCAAACGAAATCTATCCGGTCGATATGAATACCCATATCCAATGTCTTGAAACACCTTTGTCGGCTCTCGATTTCGAAAAGCATTCCAGGCATTTTTGAACCTGGAACCAACTGACAATTCCATTTTGATTTTTCACCTCCATTTACTACATGTTGACATTTCGCCTATCATCAATTACAATATGTGGTATGCGTAAAGCAAATCTAAAAGGATTGGGGGTATGTTATGATTAACTATGGCAAGTTTTATAAGCCATCAAGCGACAAGGAACCGAAATTTCCAAAGTGCCTGGCTTATATGGAACGCTCTGAACGCAGACAGTATGTAAGCTATTCGAAATACTTTGATGCTAACAGAACAAAGTACGAGCGTCACGAATAGTGGCTCACTTAAATCCCTCCCAACCCATTTAGATTTGCTTTACGTTGGATACCTCAAAAGTGTAATCTATTCAAATGCCTCTTTATTGGCTTTATAAGCCACATACGCATCTAGCATTGCGGCAACGGCATCAATCTTATGATCCAGACGCTTCTTCAATAGTTTCCTGTTTCCATTTGTATCTTCCAGTGTGATACAGTTACCCATCGTGAATGTCATAAGTTCTTCATCAAACAGCAACATCCTTTCTTCCGATAACTTTTTCAATTCACCTAATGGTACTGATTCTGTCCTGGCTCCCTGGATAACTTTTTCAATACCAAACGGACCATTTTCACTCGCCCATCTTTCTACAAACTCTTTTGCGTAATATGGATCATAACCGAAACTCCGAACATCATACCCGCATTCAACAATGTGGTTGTCCAGATCTTCATAAACCTCCATCATGTCAAGGACAGTACCCTCAAGTACAATAAGGCTGCCCTCATCGCGAAACTGATCATATTTAACTCTCATAGCCGCTGGAAGTTTCATTAGAGTTAACGAAGAAATGTAATTTCGAGTTTTAACACCAAAACAACCATTTGATAATGGAAATAGAAAAGTAAAAGCACAGAAATCATCGCCTCGCGATAAATCTGCGCCCATTGAACATGGCATTTGCCAATAATCTCTTTTCCTATGAGGAAGAGTTTCTTCATAAGTGAAGTAATATGTATAGCCTTCCATCGGAAGACCAAAACGTTTTGCAAGAATATCATTTCGAGCGGCTGGAGCTTTCTCAGCTCTGTCGACATCTCTTTGATATGTCTCGTAACTTACTGTTTTTCCTATATTTGGGTTTGCTTTCAGCCATTTTCTTGGATTGGGGACTTCATCCACAGAATCGAGTTTATACCACCAGATTGATACATGAGGATTGACATAATCTCCTTTGAGAATGTCCATCAATTCCATTTTGATTGTATCGCCAGCTCCATTACGGACAGTACCCTCCGAACTGATTGCGACAATCAGATAATCTTCTACTTTAGATGCTCCCTGTTCAATTGCTCCGATAACATCTTCTCTGATATCGCCAGAAAGCCATTCGTCGACTGTTGCCATTTTCAGCTGTAGTCCCTGGAGCTTGTCTATTCGCATTGGTCGTACTTCCAGTAGTGATCCAGTAAGAAAGTTCTCGATTCCTTTTTTGGTAGAAGATAACTTCATGCGATTTGCTTTAGAACCGGTTGTATTTTGCAAAGAACCTTCTGTTAAGAATTTATAAAACGGGCCTCTGGATCTGGTGATAGCCGTTCGAATCGGAGATAACACCTCTTCTGCCTGTTTCATTGTTGGTGCAGTTGTTATCTGATGAGTCGTTGTAACATCCACATTAAGAAAAAAATTTTGCAAGCATGAACCATACATAGATTTTGCAGCGCCTCGTGCAACTATCAGATACTGCTTGTTTATCAAACGTTTCCTCTTAATTTTTGTTACGTACCTTCCACCGTATCCGTCCTCATAAGGTACATACACACGATTCTCTTCAAATTCATACCATCCGAATATTTGCTCAGCCCAGACCTTAAATGAATCCAGCAATTTCAAATCAGAACCATCGGTTAATGTAAGCTCGTTTTCACAATACTTGATAAAGCCTTCTACTGCTTGATCGTCATAATACACATCTGGATCAGCAATAAGATCATCGATCCGGTTCATTTCCATTTCGATTTCTTTACATACCGGAATCTCGCCTCGAATTACGGCATCTCGAAACTCGCCGTAATATTTCGGGACGGCAGTGTTTGATAATGCCATATTGTTCTCCTACTGTTTAATCGTCATCGTCCTTATCATCCGGTCCCACTTTCCAGAATTTTCCAATCTTTTTGTTGTCATTTGCCTGGAAGATTCTGGCACTTTCCTCTTTACCTACAACCGAATCAAGATACTTCTTAGTCTGATTAAGAACCAAACCCGTAACTACAGTCTTAGCAGCTTTTTTAGGTGCTTCTTTTGCTCCTTCACGGATTCCCTCTTTAACGCCGTTCACGGAATTTTTCAGACAGCTTTTCACATATGTTTTTCCACGGTTAATTGTTTTCTCGCTAAGATCTTTCATCTTTACACCGCGAAATTTAGAAATCACTTTCCCAATTTTTTCTGGATTCTTATGGACATAATAAGCTGCTGCCGCAACCGTAGCTACACCCACTCCAACTCTGGCAATTCTCTTATTTCGTTCGGTTTTCTGTTGAGATGTTAAGGGTTCGGCAGACTTCCGTCGTCCAGCAGATGTCAATGTTCCATCTTTATTCTGGTAACGACGAACGCCCCATTTCATACCCTTAACGCCATGATGTTCTAAGAATGTGTTATCCATTTTGATTTTCCTCCATGTCATCATTCTCTGCTGCCCAGTTCAATCTTGATTCGTACTCGCTGATTTGTGTTTTATAGCACTCTAATACAGCGCTGCTCATTGGCGGATCGAAAAGCAGCTTTACTTTTAGAAACATATACGATTTAACCAAATTCAATTTTGGTTCGTCTTGCATAAACTCCACCCAGTTAGTTTTGTCATCTGTGACCGTGAAGCCAGACGCTGGACCAACGCCTAACTGCGTTAAAACTGAAAACACAGAATTAATGTGCATAAGGATGTCAGCATCGAAATGCTCATATTCTGTTTCAATGCCTAACATCTTCTTGACAGAAGTAAGTATGCTGTCCATATAGATCTCACCCCCTTAATTTCTTTTCCATGGACATGTATCGTTTGCCCTCCGTTCAATTGGCAATGCAGGTAATAAACTCGCATCACCGTAATGAATAGCATTATGTGTAGATAACACTGTTGTAATAAGATAATCTGGATTCAAAAGCTCATCAGTTTTATGTACTATGTCACTCAAATTAATCGGGTTCATATGATGAATAAGTATCTTCCCATGTATCTCATAACCCTCCACTCCAAGGTCGCATCCATTATCCCGAATAATGACCGCTCGTCTGACAGAAGTCCATTCTCTGGACTTATAAAATATCTGATTCATGTACCGATCAAATCCGAATGTTTCTTCTCCAACAATTCCGTCCAGCTTCAGATATTCAAATCGGTCTTTAAAAGTTTTCAACTTGATCAATTCGGAATATGTTCTAATCATCTTCTTCATCCCCATGACCACTATATCCTCGAAACGCCTTTAATGCTTCAGCATACATCTGCTCCTGTCTTTCCATAGATTTAAGATTTTGTGTTTTGGCGTCGATTAAATCTTTTTGCTTTTCAAGTATTTCTTTTTCGATTCGTTCTTTTGTTGAACCTAATTTCAAATAATGTGTTATAACCTGGGATGAAGCAGTCCCTTCTCTTAACTGTTTTTCAGCAAGATCCACAGCTAAGGAAATAAGTTGGTTTTCCCTTGCCTCAGGTGTTAGAGCCGGACGCATCATGGAAGAACTGTCTTTTGATGCTTTTTGCTTTACTTTTCCCATACTTGATGCCTCCTTTCTGTAAGTTGATCGATAGTTTATACGCACTTTTCCTGGTGTTTAAACAGACTTATGAGAATTCTGATAAGCATTCCATCTGCCGAAAGGAGATAAAAAGGCAGCCAATATCAATAAACTCATAAGCCTGTTCAAGCACCAGTCCGATTTGTTTTTCAAAAAATATCCCCCGGGGAAAAAATAAAG